CTCAGGTTAACGCAGCGTTCTTGTTGGACTACGATTCGCAAGACTTCGACCTTCGATTCAAGATGCTTCCAGAGTGGCTTCAAAACAAGGTGAGTTCATCTGCTGAATTTAGCAACCGGTTAGACAAAGCTGCGGATCAAATGAACAAGGCAAAGAACATGCTTGAACAAAGCGGTTTAGTTCAGTCAACAGACGAAACTGACGACATGCCGTTCTAAATGAATAAGATGCTATAAAAGGCGGTTATATCATACATAATCGTCTTTTATGACACTTAATGAATAATAAACCATACAATCAAAACACAATGAAAAAATTAGTAACACTTGAAAACCGCGTTGAGAAATTACTGAAGAAGTACAAATTTCTCCGCAACGACAACAAAGCACTTTGCGTAAAAGTTTGGGAGCAACAGTTCGATGAACGCAAAGACATAACAAGCAACTTCTTTGCAATGTACGAAAGCGGAAAGTATGTCAGCGCGGACAACATCACACGCATAGCGCGATTGGTTAAGCAATACAACCCAGAGCTGCGCGGAACGAATGACAAAGACAACAAGAAGAAAGCGCAGTTAATCAAACCACTATTGAAAAAATGAACAAGCAAATCTATTCAACTCCATTCGGTCGCCTTATCAAGATTAACTTCAAGACGTTGACCAACTTCAAAGCAGCTTTGAGAATCAGCGATCCAACGGCACGTCTTTACGTCGCACACCCAGAGCGAATGAGAATCAAAGACTTCAACAACATTTGCTTACACACAGGATTGTCACGCGAGGAAGTATTCAGCACATTCACACCAACCAAATTAATCAACGAAGAAAATGACTAACGAAAAGATACGCGCGGAGATTAGCGACATGATTCCATTCAGACACATGGAACGCTTTGAATTACTTTGGACGATGATAACACCACGCTACGAGCGTCTAACGAGTGAACAAATAGAGATGCAGAAAGAAATGGAGAACGAAAGAGATATGTTTTGGTCTGCTCTGGAAGACGTGACCTGTTCCGTCTTGGGTGTTCCTTCACAGGCGCTATACACACCGACAAGAAAGCGAGAGATAGTAACCGCACGACAAATCATCTTCTTCATCGTTCGCCCTTGTTATGTGTTGTCATTAAAGAATGTAGGTGACCGGTACAAGAAAGACCACGCTACAATCCTGCACGGAATCAATCAGGCAAGCGCACAGGTTGAATGGGACAAATACTACCGAGCCAACGTGGAACGCATTTGTTTTATTCTTGCTGAAATGGGTTATGCTAAACCTATGTCTTTTTTTACTAAATTTGTCGACCACGTTGAGCATCAAAAGACGCTTCGTGCAAAAAGAAAATCTAAAATCAAATAACTAAATCAAACAATTATGAAAAGTGAATTGACATTCTGTCCCAACTGCGAAAGCAAAGAACTTGCAGAACGAGTTGACGAGGTATTACGCGACCAACAACTTCAAGACTGGGACACCGCGTATGAATTTGTAGACGAAGAAGGTGAAATCAAAGTGTGTTTCGATTGTCACGAATGGGACGACGCAGACGACGACGCAAAAGGCGAAGGGTGGGACTAACTAAAAAAAAACATGATGCTAATTTTACAACTCAAAAAGAGAATTGAGATTCTCGAAGCAAAGGTAAACGAACAAGAAGTAAAAATAAACGACATACTTATTCGCTTGTCCGTTCCAACTGCTCCAACGCTTATACCGAAAGAAAAGAAGTCGCCATTCAAGAAACCAACAGTCGTAGAAATATACGATTACGCCTGTGAGAAATTAAGCAATGACGATGCGTTGAAGTTTACCGAGAAATTCCACGCGCACTACGAAGCGAACGGTTGGAAGGTCGGACGCAACGCAATGAAAGACTGGAAGGCAGCCGTGCGTAAATGGGATTTAACTACATTCGTAACTACAAACCAACAAACTAAAATCAAAAATGGAAAATTCGATTCCGATGCTGCGCAACGCATCTACAACGACGCTCAGCACTACACAAAGGGTTGATCGTGCGGAACGCGAAAGCGCGTTTGTAGCAGATTATGACTTGCCAAATTTTGTCAAGTTGTGTTCGAAGGTGTGCGCGATGTACGGCATCGCACTTCCAGAAGCACAACTGTTGCAAATGTTACATGAGTTCATAGGTAAACACTTTCGTTGGGTTACGTTCGAACACTTCAATCTTGCGTTTGAATTGAATGCAGCTAATGAACTGTCAAAGAAATGCGAACACTTCGGAGCGTTAAGCGTATCTTTTATTGGTGATGTGTTAACTCATTACAAACCACATCGCGACAAGGCAAATCTACAAATACAACGCGAAATTGCGGAATCAAAAGAGGAACAAAACAAACAATTAAAGGAGAGCGAAATGGCGGTAAACGACGACAGCTGGAAGCGAATGCTTGCAGAAGATATTGAGAGTTTTAAGAAAGGAAAATATACGGTCATTGAGATCCGTGCGGTGTCGCTTATGCGTTGGCTCGAAGAAGCGAAGTATATTACCGCTGACACGTTCACGGACGAAGAATACGCCCTTTGTAAAGCGAAGGCACGCAAGAATATCTACTTCGAACAAAACTTAAATAAACCAATGGTTGAGCGCATGAGTGACCGCAAAAGACAGCTTCTCAAAGAATCAATTTCATTCGAAGGAATGCGAGAGCTTTACAAATTATATTTAAGTAAGCAATGAATCACGGATCGTTATTTAGCGGAATAGGTGGCTTTGATTTAGCCGCTGAATGGATGGGATGGCACAACGAATTTCATTGCGAATGGATGCCGTTTCCACGAAAAGTTTTAAGTCATTATTTTCCAAACTCAATCAGTTATGAAGACATTACAAAGACAGACTTCTCTATTCACAGAGGAACAATTGATATACTCACAGGAGGGTTTCCTTGTCAACCCTATTCAAGCGCAGGAAAGCGACTTGGGAAAGAGGACGAGCGACACCTCTGGCCGCATATGCTCAGAGTCATTTCAGAAGTTAAACCAACCTACGTTGTGGGCGAAAACGTTCGTGGACTTACTAATTGGTCAGGAGGGTTGGTCTTCGAAGAAGTGTGTACTGATTTGGAAGCTCAAGGGTACACCGTACAACCGATATTATTGCCAGCTTGTGCCGTCGGTGCGCCACACCGAAGAGATAGAGTTTGGTTTGTTGCCTACTCCAGTAGCAATGGATTATATGATAAATCAAAGAGAACTAATCAATGGAAAGATACCAAGTTCGAACAGCGGAACAGCACCTCTGAAAGATTGGGCATCGAATGGACTGCTTCCAACTCCGACAGTATTCGACAGCACGAACGCGAGTGCAACAATGAAGAGTTCGCAAGTGAAAGAAGGATCAATGCACTCAATGACACTAACGCGAATGATGGATCAGGGAATGTTACCAACTCCCCTAACATCGGACAAAAATATGCATTGGAAAACGGAGAATTGGAAAGGGCACGATTTGGGCAGTCATATCAACGAGGCTTTTGGAACGCGTTCCCATCTCAATCCCCGATTTGTGGCGGAGATGATGGGCTTCCCACCAAACTGGACGGAATTACCTTTTCAAAGTGGCGACAAGAATCAATAAAGGGTTATGGAAATGCAATCGTTCCACAGGTTGCATATCAGATTTTCAAAACAATACAACAATTAAATGCAACCCTATAAACCCGAATACCTACCGCGTCAGATTGAAGCGTTGAACTTTCTGAACACCGATAGTATCGTTGAACAGTTGTTATACGGTGGCGCGGCAGGTGGTGGTAAGACGAAGTTCGGTTGTATGTGGCAAATACAACGTCGTTTGAAGTACGCAGGGACACGTTCGTTAATTGGACGTGCAAAGTTAGATAATCTAAAAAAGACCACCTTAAACACGTTCTTTGAAACGGCTGAAGAATTCGGATTGATAGCGAATAAACATTATACCTTCAACGGTCAATCGAATATAATTAAGTTCTTCAACGGAAGCGAAATAGTGCTAAAAGATTTGCAGGCCTACCCCTCAGATGTCAATTATAATTCATTAGGGTCGCTCGAAATTACAGACTATTTCGTAGACGAATGTTCCGAAGTAACCGAAAAGGCGGTCAGCATTGTTCACTCTCGTTGTCGTTTTAAGTTGAACGAGTTCAATCTTATTCCAAAAGGTTTCTTGTCGTGCAATCCTGCGAAGGGTTGGTTGTATAACGAGTTCTACATTAAGAACAACCGCAACGAACTACCTTCACACCGCGCATTTGTTCAAGCGTTACCGCAGGACAATCCTTTCTTACCGGTTGCTTACATTGAATCGCTTCGAAGACTTCCAGAGTACGACCGCAAAAGACTTTTAGAAGGCAATTGGGAGTTCGACGACGACAGCGACAAACTATTCTCAACGGATAACCTGTTGCGTATGTTCCGAAACGAACTGATTGAAGGAAAGAAATACATCACAGCCGACATTGCGCGCTTTGGAAAGGACAGAACGATTATTTGCGTTTGGAATGGTCTAACTATTATTGATATAATTGAACTCAATAGAGCGTCGTTAGATGAGGTTGTAAACAAGATACGTCTCGTAACAAAAGAACATAACATTTTGTTACAGGATGTCGTTGCGGATGAGGACGGAATAGGTGCTGGAGTAGTTGATTTTCTTAAGTGTCGAGGGTTCGTCAACGGATCTAAACCAAAGCAACCGCAATACCAAAATTTGAAAAGCGAATGTTACTACAAGTTGGCTCAATACGTAGAAGAAAACAAGCTCACTATTTTAGTCAATGGACGTAAAGAACAAATCGTGAAGGAACTGGAGATGATTAAGCGACACCGCGCTGACGTCGAAGGAAAACTTATGGTAACACCGAAGGACGTAATCAAGAACCGCGAAGGTATTTCACCTGACGTTGCCGACGCAATCATGATGCGAATGTACTTCGAACTCAATCCAAGTTACGGACAGTATGTTGTCGGTTAGCATAGATTTATTATATTAGCACAAATAAAACAAACAAATGAATAAAATAATAAGTAAATTTTTCAGATTATTTGATATTTCAATTGCGATATATCTTTTTATCGTGTTGGGATATTCAGTTATTACAGGAAATGAAATGTCTAAAATGATAGATGTTGATTGGTGGATTCTATTGTTCGTATTGTGCCTCAATATAGAGCGTTCTTTTTGCCAATGTGAAGACGAAAAAACTGAACAAGAATGAAACAAACACCACTATACGAGTCTTTGAAAATGACTCACGACAGAGAGCGCGAAATTGTTAATTCAATGGCGACGTACTTCCAGCAAGGTAAAATCTTAGGAGATATTCTCCTTGAACTTTCACAGCGCAAGGACATGAACGCAAAAGAGAAAATATACTTGGCGTTAATGATTGGAAATATGATGTCTAAAAACGAAACAGATGGCGCAGAGCAAAACTAAGAAAGGTATCTGCGTGTACCTTCACAAAGACCTATGGAACGAGATTGACGAAAAGAGAGGTGAGAATAGTCGCAACATATTCTTGAGCGAAGCAATCCAGTTCTCAATGAAGTTCTTCGTTGACGAATCTAAAATAAAATTGACAGAACAAAAGTAGATAAAGCAGCTACCGTAGTTGTAACAATCAAAGCGTGGTTTCTGCGCTTTTTTTGTTTCTCCAATTTCTTTTTATCAGTAGCAAGATTGTTAATTTCTTCCTGTAACACATCCTCTTTGTGTTCATAAGCAACAACGACTTCTTGCAAGTTGTTTATTTTTTTCCCTTCGATGTTCAATTGTTCCTTCAAGTTGTTAATCACGAGCGAATCGGAAGCAATAACGCTATCACAAGAGTTCACCAAATGGATGACATCCACAAGAGTAACAGTATCTCGAACAATAACAATATCACGAGTTCTTTGATAGGTGGTTTTGTGTTTAGATTGAGCGTTTTCATAATAGGCAAGTTGTTCTTTTAGTTCAATTGTTTCTTCAAGGAGCATCTGGTATTCACCTGCGTTGTAATTGATAACGCTATCTTGTTTTTGAATTTCAGTTGTTGCATTATTTGCATGAACTTTTCCCCAAATGTTCCAACACAAGACCAACCAAAGCAACGATGTGCCGATAAACAACAAGATTGCTGCGAATATATTTCTGTTCATAGTATTTGTCCTTCGTGTATGCGGTGATTTTTAACGCTATAACTTCCATTGATACCTTTCTCAACAATTGCGAAGCCGTGATTGTACTTCGAATAAGGGTTGTAGTCAGGAGATAATTCAGATAAGCAACCTACACCCCAACAAGTGATGAACTTGCCGTTAGCGTCCCTTTCGTTGTGTTCTGCTGTCTGGTGATGATGTCCGCAAAGCGCGGACACCTTAGTCTTCATAAACAAACCACGCGCAACATTGACAGAAGGAAGGAATTGCTTTCCAAATTCGTGTCCGTGAAAGATAGACAACTTGCCGATATTCAATTTGCTCTTTCCGTCAATCCATTTAACATCATGTTTATCACAATGCGTCAATGAAGGAAAGTCGAAAGCATCAATGTCGAACAACTCAGGTGCTTTGATTCGCATGTATCTCCAATATCTTTCTTCGTGGTTTCCTTCTTTGTAG